GTAGTTGCATTTTTAGTCCTCCACCAAGTAATACCTGTCAAAGTGTGTTTTGACTCCGAATCGAGTTATTGACTTTACTCGTTCCTTGCGAAACTTGTAACCTTTTGCCTTTAGCTCCGACACACGGGTTGCAAGCTGCGTAACTCCCAACATTTCATAAGCCTGCCATGAACTTATCGAACCATAGCTTTTGATAAACTCAAGCACATAGTCTCTTTGTGTTTTTCTTGCCATAAATACCTCCTGTTCGCCTTATTATTTAGTAGGAATAATTTCCTCTTTTCCATCTTTCCTTTTTGCTAATTTCAATACGTTCATTTAGCCTTTTAAGTTCTTCTTGCGTGAAACATTCAGGGTTATTCATTTTTGTGACGAAAACCGAATAGGTAATCCCTAAGAAGTGTGGAATTTCATAAAGGTAATATCCTTGAGATATAATTCTTTTCTTCAAGTCAGAATCATTTATTGCTCCAACAGGATGTTTTCTACTCCATCGCTGATCGTTTCCGTTATACCCATACTCAGGAACATAAGATTGAAATTTTAAAATGTACGATTTTTCCTTGTCTAATCCTTCTTGTTTAGTTTTTGCGTTGTCGATTAGCCTAAAAGAAAAATGGCTCTCTCCATATTTAATAAAATCAGAAATTATATTCTCGGCTGTGTGCTTATGGTTTCGCAGAAGAGTTAAATGGCTGTTAAATCTTGAATGTGGATTTTTAGTCAATCCAATGTACCTTCTTTGGGTAACATCGTTATAAATTTCATAAATGTAATACATACAACCACCTCGGTAAACTGATTAGTTGACCTCGTTTGCAAAAAAAATAGACTCTTTCTCTGTCAGCTTCGTTATTGATAATAAATCACAAATAATAGATACTTCTTTTACAGTAAATTCACTTCCATTAGTGGCTTTCTTGTAAAGTCCGGCTCTTGTGATTCCAAGCTCTTTAGCGATAAAGTCTTTTTTTAATCCAGATTCTTTAATTTTGAGATTGAGAAGTTGTGTATTTACCATCGTATTAACCTCCTTCCGCAAGATATAGTAGTCAACGGATTTGTTAACCATGTTCAATATACAACAAGTTAACTTATCTGTCAACCCTGAGTTTTCTTTTTTGTTGATTTTTCTTTCGAGGCATTATATAATTCAATCATAATTTTGAAAGGGAAGGCACACAGTATGACAACTGCTGATAGAATAAAAAATAGAAGAATAGAATTGGGATTGACTCAATTAGAAGTTGCGAAAAGATTGGGATTAACAACAAAAGCCGCTGTCTCCAAAGTTGAGGGACAGGGCGATAATGTAACTTTGAAAAATGTAGAGAAGTTTGCGAAGGCGTTGGATTGCTCTATTCCGTATTTAATGGGTTGGGTAAATGATGTTCACTATGATTCAACTAGCGAAGAACCACTTATGGTTGCAGAAGAATCAGCGTTTAATAAGGACGAAAAAGAAAAACTTACGGACAAAGAGCAACATTTTATTGAGGTGTATTCTCAGCTTTCAGAAGAACAGCAAAAATTGGTTGATAATCTGATGCGATCTTGGTTATCAAAGCAATAAGCTCGGTCTGTTTTTTATCAGGAAGTTTTTTAAATAGTTCTAAAGCCTTATCCATAGTACACTCTCCTGTTTTTGGGGAACCAGGGTTGAATTAGAGCATCACTTCCGCATCAACCCTGTAATCACTCGGAACAATTAGAAAATATCATAATGACCGTTAACTAAAAAGTGTAAAATTGGTTAATGCCTAGTTAATTTATAGGTCAATATAAAGGGGGAAACAAATGCTAAATGCCAAGAAGGTAGAGTTTATAGATGAATTAAAAGCACTCAGGAAAGAAAAAGGTATCTCATATCAGCAAATAGCTGATGAAACCGAAGCAAATGGCGAAGCGGTGTCTTTATCTACTATAAAGCACGTTTTTTCTGATAAGTACAACCATGACCACGATTGGAAAAATGTGTTACGCCCTATCGCTAATGTTCTTATGCCGCCTACAGAGGATGATGACCTGGAAACAAGAGCTTTGCAAACTCGGTTAGAGTTAAACAAGGAAATTATAAAACAATTGCAGGACAGGCTTGAGGCCAAAGAACAAAAACACAAGGATCGTGAAGCGTTCCTTATGGAGCAAATAGATTTTTA